GGCATACAGGGGGGGTAGGGCCCCACCCACCCACACGAAATGGAGGTTACGCGGGATGGGTGGGGTCACCGTGCTCAGGACCCGGCGTCGAAGGTGACTTCACACACACCCTTGGGGTCGAACAGCGCTAGGCCGAGTCGAGCCTCAAGGAGCAGGGTCAAGATGTTGCTGGTGAAGTTGCTCGCATGACTATCAGTCATGTAGGCGGTCACTTCTTGGCGGTCAAGAACCGCCACAGCCATCGGGTCAAGCAGCATCGCGGTTCCAACTGGAATGGCGTTGCTGCGGATCTGGGTCAGGCCCCATGCGGAACGAGCACCAACAGCGTTCAGGCCGGGCACGGCATGAAGCCCTGCACTAGCAGCGTTCGACAGGTCGAAGGTTGCAGCGTCAGCAGGGTTGGTTACGAGAATCTCGTAAACAGCCTCGTTGGCTTCACCATGAGCGATGGCATTGCGGATCGCGGCATAGTCCTCCTCGCCACTATCGGCGGTGTAGGTCAAGATGCCGGTGCGCTCAAGCAAACCCTTCAGGTTCGGGGGAGTGCCATTGCCTGCAACGGCCTGATTGTCTGCATGGCGACGAATACCGTAACGCAGACGACCCTCGATGTAGCCCGCAACCTGAGGAGCGTCGGCGGCGGTCTGACGGGTGATGTTCACCCAGGCAGCAATCGTCGCGGCAGCCTCGGACACAACCTCGAAGGTGGGGCCGGCCTGTGGCTTACCTGAACCCTCGGTCACCTCTGCAGGCTTGCCAACAAGGTCAGCGATGGGTGACTTGTCCTGCACATACTCGACAGACCCAGAGATCGGGATCACTGGGAGTACGTCGAGCAGGAACGTGCGACGATCCAAGAAGTCCTGACCAACACGATCAAGACGCTGCGGACTGATGAACGCACCACCAGAGGTTGAACCAGTGGTGATATCGGTGACGGCGTTACGGAACGAAGTCGCCTCGGTCATTGCGGGTGAGGTCCCGCGGGCACCTGAGTTGACCCACGCGGAAAGGTCCTCATTGGCAACGAAACGCTCACCAAGTGAACGCTGGTCGCGCACGCTGCCGCTATCGCGGTCAACGAGAGCACCAAGCATGGATGACACCCCGTCAGCGATCGCTTCACTGCGGATAGCATCACCAAGGTTGGCCTCGATGCGCCCGTCAACAGCGGCAAGCTCAGCACGGAGCTCGTCGATGCGCCCTTGCTCACCTTCGGTGTAGCCACGGGTCTCAGCGGTGGCGGACTCGTCAATCTGACGGAGCTCGCCCTGGATGTCAGCACGGCGCGAGTAGTTGGCACGCACAAGCTCAAGATGGGTAGTCATAAGAAGACTCTCCTTCGGGTTGTATGGATGGGCGACCGCTGCCGTCGGCGAACGGTCAAGCGAACAAGTGAGTTATCGGAGCCTTGAACTCCGGCTCACTCACACGCTCGGTTTCTCCAGTGTTGGAGATTGGTCCACTGGCCTCAGGCGCAGTGAGAACAGGGGCAGGCGCATTGTCGCGGCCCGCGAAGTTGAACATGGAAAGGTCAAAGCGGTTCTCGACCTTGGAATCAGAACCAGTAATGGAATCCGCAAGGCCCGCAGCTACAGCTTCCTCAGCAGTGAACCATGACTCAGCGGTCATAGCGGCACGCCAGTCCACACCGTCACCAGCCTTCGACGCGTACACGTCAGCAATCGTTGCACTGATCTTGTCGAGCGTCGCGGCCATCTCCGCCATGTCCCCGGCATTACCGACACACACACCCCACGCGTCATGGATCATCATCTGGGAATGCGGTGACATGATCAACTCATCCGCAGCGCAAGCGATCACAGATGCAGCACTAGCAGCGATCCCGTCAACAATGGCGACCACACGGGCCTTGTGGGCACGCAGTGTGTTCACGATCGCAATAGCGTCGAACACTTCACCACCGGGCGAGTTGAGATGGACGCGAATCTCAGACACCGAAGCGTCAAGACCATCGACCATCTCAGCGAACTCACGCGCAGAGACACCCCACGACCCGCCATAGGAATCAATAGGGTCATAAATCCGCAGGGTTGCGGTTGTACCCTCGACACTCACCGCAGGCACTTCGGCACGCGGACCGCCAAACGCGAAGTAGCGCAGACGTGCGAGATTGTGATCACTCATTAGTCCCCCTTGTGGGTACAGTGTCGCCCCCCGGTATCGGTGGCAACTCCTCAAGCGCTCGCGCCTCGTTAGGTAGCAGGAATCCCGACTCGATGCCGACGGAATAGGACGCGTAACGGTCGGTGAGCGACGCACGCAACAACGCGTCGAGGTTCAGCTTCCAGAACACATCGCCGTAGCCCTCAGCCGCCAGTAGCCGGTCGTGAGCATCCTCAATGCGCTCGACGTAAGGTCGAAGCGAGAACTGCCCGAATGCGAGATTCTGTTCAGCCAGACCAGAACCCCATGAAGTCGAGTTGGAGCTATCCGCGATTAGGTGCGGCGGAACCCCGAAGATACGCGCTATCTCCTGCACCGAGAACTGACGAGACTCGATCCATTGGCTATCACGGTTCGCAATCGCAACAGTCTTGAGCTCAGCACCACCAATCAGAACACCAACCTTACCAGCGTTCGATGTTCCACCATGCGTGGCGTTCCACGTCGCGGCGACGCTCTTAGCGCGGTCCATGTCTGTGGGACCTTGCGGCGAACCCTGCGACGTATGAACCGGCATTTGAATCACAGCAGGCGGAACCGCTGAGTTCTCGAACCACGACCGCCCGAAATCTTGCGCACGCCCAGCCGTGTCGATCACATCGCGGGCATAAGCAATAGGTGACAACCCGCGCAACGCACCGGGCTGGACAAGGCCGGGAATATGCAGGATGTCGAGATACGAGTACAGCTTCTCGTCAACCTCATACACGATCCGCCCCGCGTCATCACGCTTCACCTTGACCTTCGTGGGATCAAGTGGGACAAGATCAGTTACCGCTCCACCAGTGCGCACAATCGCGACGAAGGCGTTGCCATCGGCGAGCATCGACATAACAACCTGCGTCAAGTACTGAGCCTTGGTCAGTCTGGGAATCTTGAAGTCGAGCGCACTCGGCACCGGCCGCACAATCTCACGCCCGCCATTGACCTCGCGGAACACCTCAACAGGCAGGGTCGCAATCGCATCAGTCAACAGCCGAAAACACGCGTACACCGCAGAGATGCGCATGGAGTCGAGACCGCGGTCACCACCGGGCTTCCACACCATGCCCTGCGCCCATGATCCATGCCCCGGCACCCCGTAGGTGCCGTCGGTCAACGCCTTGTCTATATCGGTGCGGGTGAGGTTGAACACCTTGCGCAGTCGGCTCATTGTTCACCCCCTGATGACAAGTCAAGCATCACGCCGAACACCGTGATGACGACACCGCCAACGATCAACGCGGCAGGTAAGGAAACCATCGCCACACCCGCCACCGACAACAACACGCCCACTACAATCAACGCGACAGCGATCATAGCACGAGAAATCCGGGCTCTGGTGCACCCACCTTCGGCACTGAGTGAGCATGGAAGCCGACAACCGCAGCAGTCAACGCGGACACGTCCACGCCGGTACGTCGATCAATGAGCCACGCATCACCAACACTGCGCCTCGCCGCGGACCTGACCGCGGCATTCAGTTCAGGCCGGTTGCGGTGATGCCACTCACCAGCTAGCACAGCGTTGTACATCCCGCCGGTAGCGGACGTGTATTCCCTCGTCGTCAACTCCACTACCTCCACACCGCTATCACGCAGCGGGCCGATCAACGAACCTGCAGGCGAACGAGGATCAAGGAACGGACACGACGCACCGTTGGCCATCGCAGCGTTCACGACATCGACCAACTGGCTAACGCCTCGAACGTCGGCATGGATCAACTCGAAGCCGATGCCACCGTCGACACACTCACCAGTCACCCCAACCGAGATCCGCTTCTGATCCGGCGGCATATCAATAGACAGACTCACCGGCCCGACAAGCCAACCATCGCCAGAATAAGAGCTAGCCGCAGCACTCCACTCCGGCGCGGTCCACACCTGCCACCCCGTCACTTTGCTAGGTGGTGGTGGGTCCCACACGCCGAGATGCTCGCGGGCGAACGTCGTCGGGATCACACGGTACTGCTCTTCGAGGAACTCCATACCACCACCGCGACCCGCGGCCAGTGCTGGATTAGCCGAAGCCCACAACGCTCGATCCTCGACATTGATCGGCTCCTGGATCACGACACCATCGGCTGAGATGGTCACGGTCTCCGCGGTGTGACCCACATAGCCGAACCGGCCAGAATCACCAGCCAACGCACGAAGCCGGATGCCCCACCACCACGCAGACAACGAACCAACCGCACTGGTCCCCATTGCGTTCAGTTGTGGGTTTGAGTTGGCAAGAAGTGTTGGCGCAACAGCGGCCATCTGTTCTTCCGTCGCGTGCTGCGCCTCATCCACAATCAAGCGGTCAATGTCGTCCACGCCACGACCACCGCCACCGGTGCGCGTGCGGTACCAGATCACACCGCCATTACGAAACTCAACCATCTGTTGACCAATGCCACGCCAAGTGCGCTTCACCTTCTTGCGCAGATCGGGCGCATTCTCAACCACACTCAATAGGCGCTGCTGAGCTTGACTCGCGAGCATGACCGCATCATGCACCGTGTGCAGGATCGCCTCGCCACGCTGGACCAGACCCCACAACTCAACTATCTCAACCTCATCGCCCTTGCCATTCTGACGTGGCATCTCGCGACCCGTCGTCGCGGCAGCCCAACGGCCATCAGCCTGCTGGGCCATCATCATGCACACGACTAGCCGCTGAGATGGATCAGCGGTCTTGCCTGAATAATGCTCCCACAACTCGATGGCCGCTTCGGCCTCATCGAGACTTTCTGCGCCGGGAGGGAGTGACAGAATCCTTGGCGGCGGGCTTACGTCGCTTGGCCAGTTCATCGACAAGTGACACCTCCTCAGGAATCTCCAGACCTTCCAGAATGTCCGACAACGCACGCCGTTCACGACTGAGGGCAGCCGCCTTGGACCCGTCCGTCTCGGCAGCGAGAAGCGCTCCTAGGTGGTTGTAGTCGGCCCTCAGGTCTGAGGCTCTATCCATCGAGCATCACCCCGTTCCGATAGTTGAATTTTCACTCACAAAAAACGCGGA